CTCCTTCAGTTTTTCTACTTTATCTAGTATTTCTGCTTCACTTAGTCTATATAAACCGATTTGATAGCCTTGGAATAATAAGTTATAGTATAAAGCGTTTAGTTCAACAAATGCCTCTATACCAAACTGAGGTGAATGATTTAAGTCATTAGGGTTTGCCTCATCCTTCCACATAAAATCATCAAATATCATAATACCACCTTCATTCAACATTCTATGAGCAAACCAAGCATCAACAAATGTATCATCACTTTTGTGTGAGGCATCAATATAGATTAAATCGTAAGTATTACCTTCAGCCCATAATATTGGTAAAGCACATTGTGATACTCCTCTCAATACTTTCCATTCAATATCTGGATGTTGTTCTACATTATTAACGAAGTTTTTATAAATGAAATCCTCATCTTCTTTTAGTTTATCAATATGACGTTTCATTCCACTCTCACTTTCACTACCTTGAAATGTATCTACTACTTGATATTTGGTTCCCTTTTTAAGCCAGTTATCAGCTAAATACATTGATGCTTTACCTTCATAACAGCCGATTTCTAGAACGCTATTGATTTGTCTTTTGTTTTGTTTGATGTGAACGTCTAATAACTTATCCCAAGTAGGGATGTTATGTGAGAACCAATCATCTGTGAACTTATAGTTTTTATTTTCCATTTTTACGTTGATTTTTTTTATATTGTGATTCTAGTGATAGCTTACCTTCTGTATCGTAAATGTAATCAATGATTTCATTACTTGATACTCCATTTTCCATCATTTCCCATACTGAATCACTATCCATAACTTGCCAAGGTTTTTGGTTATAACCTCCTATCCTTAGCCCTCTCATTGATTTTAGTAGTGTTTCATCACTTAACCCCATTTCATCTACCTTTTCCATAGCACGTTTTAATGCTATATCCTTTTCATATTCACTTTTAGTAAGTTCAGGTGGTAGTTTACTTTGGTAATATTTTTTATGATTGCTTTTTAGGGCGTCCTTTCTTTGTTTTTTCTGGCTCATTATATATTGTGTCGATTTCAGTTTGACGTTGTGAATAGCGTGCTTTAACTTCCATTGCCAAACCTTTCCAATGACAAGGGCAACTACGAGGTTCGATTTCATCTCTATCACGTAAAATACGTTCAGCCTCATACCAATAAGTTATGGTGTTGCCTCTTAATCCTCTATCCCAATATGGTAAAAACTCCTCAACGAGCCAAACTACTTCCTGCTTAGTCATTGTTTTTAAGTTTTTTGATTTCTTCTTGTGCTACTTTTAGTCTATGTCTCAAGTTATAAACTTCCTGCTTTAGCTGGTAGCTGTCATCTACTCTCCTACGTTGCTTAACTAGCATTGTTTTATATTCCTTAGAATACGATTCATAACGTTTATTACGATTGTCATAATAAAACTCACTTAATGGTAGCTCTTCTCCACTACCTTTACATACTTTTGTTTCTACCTTTTTTTCCATAATACCATAGTTAACTATTTTCTCCATACATTTTTTGATTTTACTTTTCATACTCCCAGTTGATTTTGTCTATAATAAAGTTAATAAGGAACCCTACGAATGACACGCTTAGTGCTAAGAAAAAGTCCTGCTTATAAAATAATGTAAACCAAAATCCAAAGCACTTAGGGCAGTTGATTACGATTGCTAATGAACTTAATGATGAGAATCCTGCTTTAATACAAGCTCTAACCCATACATCAGTAAACCATCCTCTAATAGTGTTTAATGGTTCAAACCATCTGGTAAACCATACAGCAAATAATGCTAGTGTAATAATCTCGTATATCATTCTTCCTCCTTATTTAGTTGTTCGTCTATAACTTGATTTGTGTTTTCTATGTGTTTAATAACGTCTTTATACGCCTCAAACTTCCAAAACAGCTCATTGTCATCAATAAATGATTCACATTGTTTTAAATGCGTATATTCCTCCTCAGTAATATATCGTCTTTTTGGTTTTCTACTTAATGCCATATTATCCATTTTTAAGTTCTTCTAAATAAGTTCTAACTTCTCTCCTAACCATTTCCTTTCTACCTTTATCTCGTTTTGTTAGTAGTTCAGCTTGCCATTCTAAATCATCCTCAATGTTATCTAATCTATCGTGAAATGAAGCATTTTGCTGGTTTAGTAAATCAATACGTTTTTCGATTTGTTCGAAAATGTGTTGTTTAGATAGTTTGTGTTTGCCCCATTGGTATTTACGTGCCTTAAAACGCGATAATAAACGTCTAATACGCATTACCAATGCCTTACCATACATTGTGGTGATTGTTGTGATAAACGCCGTTAAAACGACTAATAATAGTTCTCTCATATTTATTTACATTTTGATTTTAACATTTCTAATCCTTGTTTTACGTCCTTAAGTAGACTATTTTTGCTGATACCATAATAGGAATGAAGTTCAGCATACGTCATCCCTTTCAAGTATTTGTCCTGAATAAGTGTTCTGTAGTAAAAGTGTAAGTTATCTAACTCTCTCATTATACAATCCATACATTCTCCTTCTAAATCATTTTCCTCAGTTGGTATATCTAAATGTTGCCATTCAACATATACTACTTCGGTTTGTTGTTGTTTTCTATGTTTCCTATGATAGGGTGAAGTAGCTGACTTATATTGAATATTCACACAGCTGGTGATGAAGTGTTCTACTTTTCCATCATCATAGATTTGTTGTTGTTTTTCTCTAGGTTGTTGGAGGAATGACAATACGCATTCTTGGAGAACGTCGTATGTTCTCTCCTTGTCTCTAGTGATTTTGTTTGTGTTCTCAACCAACCTTTTGTAGTTAGCCTTAAACCAATGTTCGATTTTATCCATATTTCATTTTTCATCATCGAAACCCTTATTAATGATTGATAACAGAGGATTTGTTTGGAACGAACGCTTGTATAGAATAAGTGATTTAGGAGTGAAGTGGTGGAACAAGCATTGGTTTTTTACCCCCCCATATCCTAGAAACAATCTTGTAAACAAAACTAGGCATAATAAATAAAGCAATCACCGCCGAATCATCCATCACTAAGTGATTGCCTCAAACCAGCCACCCTCTAAAGGGCGAAATAGGAGGTATTTAAACCCGCTACCTATTCTCCGTATACTTCTATACAATATGTTCTCCAGCACTAGGAAACCCTCTTACTGCTTCTAGTGCGTCCATAAATATATGAGGAACCTTTCTCGTCGCCAAACTTAGGTAAAAAACTTCTCTCTTTTTTTTTACACATTTTTGAGATGGATGATATGTATCGATGTAAGCAGGGAGGTTCCTGCTATAATATAAATAGAAGAATATGGAAAACACAGGAAAAATCAACAACAGAGACTTAGTTCAAATAACTGATTTCTCTCAACTATTATTCCCCACCTACAGAGGGCACAACATTTCACCTACAGATGTAGACTTATGCTTAGAATGGCAAGGTAGATTATGCGTTATAGGCGAGTTAAAATGGGGAGACAACGACATCAATGTAGGACAAGAGATAACGTTTACAAACGTGGTAAATGCGCTAAATAAGGGCGGTTATGGTAATGGGGCAATGGTAGTAGTTGCTAATCATCAAAACAAACCAAACGATGATATAATGGCTGGAGATGCTATTGTTCGTAAAGTATATCGTAATGGTAAATGGCACTCATTTCAGCACAAAAACATTTCATTAACAACATTTTTTGAACTTCTCCTATTTCAGTTTGGAATAATGAAGTAAGGGTTATATATTTATGGACACACGAAATGTGGGAGTTTTGTGAGTTTCTTCTATTAAGTGTTAGGAGGTTTTTTTTATTATCAATACAGCCATTTTGATATTAGGATTATTTTGTTTGTTATTCCCTCCTAACCAAGAGAAGCCGGCGTTTCAGCCGGCTTTTCCATTTCTAAAAAATGTTTATATGTGTTTTATTTACGTTCTTTAAAAAATGTGTATATTCGCTGAACGTTTAATATTAAAGCTGTTAATAATACTAAAATACTAATCGTTGATTGTATTTGAGCCATTGTTAAACCAATACCACCTATTGTGGTTAAGTTTGCTATTGAATCTTTTGTTGATGAATCCATTTTAGAATAAGTTATAATATTGATTTACAGATTCAACTATTTGACTTGGTGAAGCAATAGATTTATTCCATCTAACATATTCTAGATGTCGTCCTTCTGTATAATCACCTATACCTGAAGGATAAGCCTCACCATAGTTTGCCATTACATCTTCAGTTGCTATAGGTGTTCCGCCTGTATACGAATCACTAGCTACATTATTATTATGAACTGCTGTCATAGTAGTTCCATCATTACTATAAGCAAATATTTGTGTTGTATCTACTGGGAAGTTAGTTGCTGAAATATTAACACTTGATGAACTTGATACTGCTATACCAATATTACCTCCAGCATTACCCCCTCCTGCTATATTAGCAAGTTGTATACCTCGTGGGTATTCTCTATGTGGGAATGTATTATCAGCACTGGCTAAAGTGTATATACTATCAAAATCACCACTAATACCTTCAGTATCAACAACTAAATATTCTGCTGATTCTGTAGTTGCTGTAATATTAGGAGTATTGAAACGTTTATCACTACCATTAAATGTAGCTGTTCTAAAACTAACATCTTGAGCAGAATCAAATAGAGGAGGGTAGCTTCCTTCAGCTAGATTGCCTGTTGAACCTGATGCTTGATTATACCAAATAGTTATATTACAAATACCTCCAAAAGCACTACACCAAGCATCTACTGAGCTTGTATCCATATAATCACTACCACTAGCAAATCCAAAATCTGCTTCAGCACCATCGTATGTTCTTTTTAATCTAACTACATTACCATTATAATCGCTACGTAAACGTCTAAATGAAACTGCTATTTCAGCATCACCAAAATCATCTAAAGGATAACCTGATGAGTTAAATGCGTTTGAACCTACAAATGAAAATGGTGTAAACATACTTTATTATTTTCTAACTACACCTACTTTTTGACAAACTAAGTCAATCATATAGTTGTCGTCTGTTCCCCAAGCATCAAGTTCAGCTTGGTTAATAATAACAGCTTGATTCCATATAGGAATCTTATTTTCATCCATAAGTGAGTAAGGCACATTCATTTCAGTCATACCGATTTGATACATTACATTCATAAGAATAAACTTTGCTGTGCTAGTTTCATTGAAACCACCTACACTTACATCGTTGATTGCGTAAATATTCATTTCCATTTTATTATTTTTTTATTTTTAACTAAAGTTTTTTACTCCTGTTGCTTGTAAAGTTGAACCATCAAATGAAATAAACGTTAATACATCTACGGCATTTGTTGTTGCTGAAGCTGTAAATGGTGTTCCACCAGCAAACTCAAATCCACTACCGAAACTAATAGTTCCAGCTGAAGTAGCATTATTAGTAAGTTTCAAGTTAATAGTTTGTCCTGCTTGTATGTTAGATGCTTCTAATCTCGTATCAACAGCATTACCTAACGTCATTGTAAAGAAGTTAGATGTTGAACAATCCATTGAGCCTGTATTTGATGCTGGTGTAATAGCACCTACTTCACCTACTGCTGAACCACTGATTGTTAAGTTTGGAACTGATACTTCATCGGTTTTAGTTGATGATATATTTTGTCCACCAATAACAACTGAATGATTATGTGATACTGAGTTGCTTTGTCCTGCTAAAATAGAGTTATGTGAACCAGCTGAGATATTATTGCTCTGTCCACCTAATATAAGTATTCTACCATTACCTCCACTTGCGTTTATTGAGTTATTAGAACCACCAATAATATTAGCACTCCAGTTTGAAACAGCACTAATAGTAGAACTTAATGAACCGAAAATATTATAAGCATAAGTTCCAGCAGTAATACTACTACCAAATGAACCGATAATCGTAGAATCTGTTCCTGCTGAAAGCGTATTGCCTTCACCAGCAAAAATCCCTGATTGTAAAGCACTTGAAATGGTATTATTTAATCCACCTACAATAGCACCTCCAGTTCCACCATTTGCGTGTCCTGTTCCTCCTACAACAGCACTCCTTAGTCCTGAAGCTGTATTACTATTACCACCTGCTACAAATGAATATTGTCCACTTGCTGTATTTGATTCACCACCTATTGCTGATGCCCAAGTATTAGTAGCACTTAAAATATTACCACCATAAGTAGAAGCATAAATCCCTGTTATATTAGGTGCTCTTGTTCCTACTGATGTAGCATAGTTTCCTGTTATTGTTCCAGCATCATTTCCAATAGAAACAGCATAGTTTCCTGCTGTTGTATTTAACGTTGTTCCAGCGTTGATATAAACTTTTTCATCATCAAACTCCATAGAGCCTGTAAGTATTAATGAGCCAGTTATTACTGCTGAGCCTGTAAATGGGAAAGGAGAACCACCACCTGATGCTGATGATGACATTTGTGTTCCATCAGCAAATGTTAATACAGCACCTGAACCTGATATTGTTAGGTTTGGAACTACTACTTCATCATCTTTAGTTGTTGCTAAACCTTGTCCACCTAAAACAACACTTCTATTGTGTGCGTTAGTATTTGAATCACCACCAACAATAGCATTATCAGCCCCTGTTGTAATAGAACCTCCATCACCACCTACAATAACTCTTGGATTAGCTCCTGTAGCTGTAATAGAAGAGTTTTTAGCACCAAATATACTTCTCCATTCTCCATTACCTGAAAGTGTGTTATAATAACCACCTGCTATTGTATTAGCACCACCTCCTGTAATCTGGTTTCCTGAACCTCCTAAAATATGGTTCCATTGTCCTGTTGCTGAAATGGTTGTAGCATATCCACCTAATACCATATTGTTATTACCTGCTGTAATCTTTGGAGAGTTGTTAGGATTACCTAAACCATGTCCCCCCATAGCAATGTTTCCATTTGTTAATAGAGATGATGGGTTTGGTTCACTACCTATATTTAAACCATCAAGTTGTGATACTATACTTCCTGTTGTTTCTAAACTGCCTGTAATAGTTGCTGAGCCTGTTATTCTTATAGGGACTTCAAACTCAGCTTGTGTATTACCAAATGATATTGGTGTTCCTGATTCAAAGGCATCTCCAAAGAATCCTACGGCATTGTTTCTACCAATACTAACACCATCTGTTATAGAAGGTGTCCCTAAGTGTAATACACTATTTGTTCTACTACTTAAAACTCTAGCACCATTTGAATGATAATCTACTTTAAACTCTTCACCTGAACCTAAGCTTGATGAAATAGCATATGATTCGGCTGTAGCATCTATGTCTAATGTTCCTAATATTCCTGCTGAGCCTGTAAATGGGAAAGGAGAACCAGCATTTTCAGCAAATGATGCTGTTGTAGCATAACTTGAACTGATTGCTGTATCTGCGTTTACTGCGTGTGATGCTGATGTTGCTGTTGTTGCTGTATCAGCATTACCACTTAAATCACCATTAAAAGTAGTGGTTGTTAAAGTATTAGTAGATGGGTTATATAATACACCAGCATCTGTAAGTAAAGCTCCATCTCCAGTAGCTGTTGCTGTAAAAGGCACATATCTGTTTGTATTAGTAGCATCAGCACTTAAAGCAATATTATCAGCATTAGTAGCATTGGTAGCATTGGTAGCATTTGTAGCAAATGATGCGGAAATACTTGAAGATACGTTGTTTACTTCAATATCAAATGTTGAAGCATCACCCTTGGTGAATGTAATATTAGCATCGCTTATAGACGCTGTATACAACGCATTTACGTCAGTAGCACCACCTGCTGTCTCAGCAAATGTAGCGTGAGAAGCACTTACAGCATATGACGAAGAAACAGCACTATCACTTTGTGAAGCGCTTACGGCATATGATGATGAAATAGCATTATCTGCTTGTGAGGCAGATGTAGCAAAGCTAGCACTAGCTTCTAATGATGGAATCAAGCTTCCTGTTCCATCTGTAAGTTGTGAACCACTTATTTGGACTAAGCCTTCATAAGTATCCTTTATATTTAATAGAGTTAAATCGCGTCCCATAGTTCTTGATGGTTATTTTACGTTTTTAGTTTTTGATAAGTGTGGAGGAGGTAAAAAGTTATATCTCGAATCCGTAATAGGTATTCCTAATGCCATAGCATTTCTAAGGTTAGGAGCATAAGTGTTATATTGAAACACAATAGGTGATTTATACTGAATACCGAAATCAGCTATCTCCTCATATAGTTTTGTTCCTTGTGTTATTTCAGGGAACTGAGCTTGATTTTCAATCAAATATTCAGTTAACTTTTCAGCATAAAACTCTGCCTTATTTTTAACTGATTGACGTTTTCTATTATACCAAGTTCCATCTACCTTTTCACTATTTTCTCCTCCTAAAGGTGATAATAAACCATTATTTCTAGGACGCATATATACGTCTTCTAAAGCATAATAGTAAGCAAAGTATAATAAAGCGTTTTGAATCCAATCGTCCATAAGCGTTTTATACGCACCTGCTAATGAACTGCTATCTATGTCGCTTATTAGTTTGTTGTATAATATAGTGCCTATTAGACGTTGTATCTCAATGTCTTGTGCCTCACGAACAGCATTACGCAACAACTCTGTATCAACATTGTTGTTTAAATCTGTAAACTGACGTAGTTTAGTTTCGCTTATAAAGAATGTTGTTGTCATAATGTATTTTCGTCTATTTGTTCCTCAATATTATCCTCCAACATAGTATCCTCACCAGCATCTGCTTCTTTAGAAGTAATAACATCTACCTCTACTTCGCCTGTATCTAGGATTGCTTTTTGTTCTACACCTAAAACAATATCAATGTTAGGGTATTTTAATGTTAACAACTCCTCAAATACTGCTAGAATGTCTTGTTGGTATGGTTTAATAACCATATTCATAAATAAAGTATAAGCATCTAACATCTCCTGAGCTCCACCTAACTGCCCTTCAGTTTTAATACCTAAAAGCATTGGTGAGGTTATTCTGTGTGCTGTTAAAATCTTTTGAACTACCATATCGTTAATAGTAGTATAGTAAGTATCACCACCATTGTTTTGTATTGCTTCAATCTGTGGTTTATTTTCTGGAGAATCAACATCCATATAGAACATTTGTCCAGCATTTCCACTACCTTGGAACTGAAGTCTCAACTGATTTTCAATAGCACGTCTGTCTTCCTCTGTGCCATTAGTAAACGTTGTTATCGCAATACTAGGTGTAAGTCCATTTTGAATATTTGAAACGTGCCAGTTATCAACTTCTGTGTCAAGTTCAATAACTTTTAAAGCACCAACGTATTTTGGTAGTGGGTAATATTTTTGTAGTGGGTGATAAGGATGGTAGGCATATAGTTGTGAAGGTTGTTCTTCCTTTTTATTAGTATCAAATGTTGGAATGTATAAAGCATCCTCAGCATCAGTCATATACTCACCTCTAGGTAGCCATTCGTGAGCAATGTAATAACCTTCTATTTTGCCTCTATGATTACACTTTTTAGCCCTTACGTTCGCAAATGGAACGTGGTAAAAATGTGTTGGTTTAGTTCTTAGTTTATTGTAGACTACTTCAATATAAAAACCACCGAATAAGTAATAATCTAAAGCTACTTTAGCAAATAAATCATTCCAAGTATCATCTGGACTAGGTGGTTGTTCCATTACGAACTCTGGTTCAACTACTAATCCATCACCTTTGATTGCTTCAACAATAGCGTTAACGCAAGTCTCGTGAATAGATGAGTTGTTGTATAAGTCTACTATGTGGTTTGGGAAATCATTATATTCACCGAACTTTACTACGTCTTTTTCGTAGCCTTCGCTCCCTCGTTTTCTCGGTGAATCTACCTTATATGGTATTGATTTAAAAAAATGTTTATCCATTGTATGTTGTATAAGTGCCTAGTTCGTTAGGGGATATGTAATCTGTAAATGATGAATCGTTTGAGCCACTAATGAAAGCACGTATTGTTCTTAGTAATGAGCCTGTTATACCAAACTCACCTGCTGTGCTCCAAACTTCATTGTAAGCATCCCACGCTGTTGCTACTTGACTCCATACAGCTGGTTGTTCACTACCTTCGTAAACATCTATATTGTATTGTCCTGAAGGACTAGGAAGGGCAGAACCACTGATTCCACCTATTCTGTATTTACCTTTAGTTTCAGCAACAACAAAATCAATAGTCCCATTACTCAAATCATACGATTGAGAATAGACTAAAATAATATCATCAATAGACGCTGTTGTGTCTAGATGAAGGGCTATATTGTTGACTGCTTTGGATTTGTCTAGTTTTAGCATAGTTCTTGATGCTTAATGTTTGGTTGGGATGGGTATATTTCAACCCATCCTTTCCAAAGCTATATATATAAAGTCCTCTAAATGAGGTATCGGTTTAATATTAACCGATTGTGATTCCTGACAATACTGCCGTTAAATCACTACCCGACACTTCACTTGCCGGTTCTGGTTCTTGTCCTACAAAGTTCAAGGTATAGCCATTCAAATCACCAAACGCAGTTCCAGATGCTCCGGTTCCGCCAGTGAGTTGAAGTCCATTTTCTTCACCTAAGTAGAAAAACTTACCAACTCCATCCTCGCTACCATTATTGGTTTCTACGATGATTTTTAAGTTAGGGTTTTTCGCTAACACTCTCATTTGATTTCGAGTGCTAGATTGTAGTTTGAAGAAGATAGCATTAACCGCTTGTTCATAGAAAATAGTTCCATTTTCAGGTGTTGAAGTGATTGTTTCAACGAAATCGCTTGTTTGACGGAAAAGTTCAAACTTAAAGAACTCTCCGGAACCGCTGATTCCATTGATTAAACCTTCACTAGCATCTGTAATGGTATCTACTGAACCAGATAAAATGTATAGGTTTTTAATACCGCCTGAGTTGTCTCTACAACCTAGCGTAAATCCTGAAGTAATATCACAAGTTGACATATTTTTTTTCTTTTATCTAGTTAAACAATGGGTTAATATTAAAGCATATTTGAAACTACGAACTCTGGGTAGGCAATATTTACACCTAACTTACAAGACAATCTGTGTCTCAAGCTATCAGTATTAATATCATACCACAAAGCGAACGAATCTACGTCGCTTACTAAGTCAGTTCCAACTACGATTTGTTTAGCAGGAGCCAATACGATTCTTTCGCTTGAACCTAAACCTGCTGTTCCTACTACACGAACGTTTTGGTATGGGTAAACCATATCCAATACACCACCTCTATTAGTAATAGATTCTGGGTTAAAGTAGTAAGAGTTAGATTGACGAACACCAGCTACAAACTTACGGAAGTTAGAAACTGACATAAACATAGTTAAGTCGTCTCTATCTGCTACGTCATTTGGAATCAACTCAATCATTTCATCCAACTGAGTTAATGCTGTTGAAGCTGTTAATGGAGTAGCTCCTACTTGCTCAACAACACCTGAAGCTGAACCTGAAGTCAATGCTAACAAACCATCAGCACAAGCACCAGCTGAGCCAGATACTGCTTGCCAAAGGAATGTGTCATTTGCTTTCTTGAACTGATTAGAAATCAACTCAGTGTAAGTTTCAGCTAACTTCCAAGTTGTGTTGTATGAACCTGCGTCTAGAGAAGTGATACCTAAGTATTTAGTATCTAAGTCTTTCAAACACAAGCTATCGAACGATTGACGTCCACAAACTTGAATGTTGCGTTGTGAGAAAGTGGCAGAACCACTTGCTGAAGTAGCACAACCATATCCTTCTTGGATATATAAGTCTACTTCAAATAGGTTAATCGGCTCAATGTATTTGATACCTTCCTGAACCGACGTATATTCTGCTGTGTTTCCAGTATATACGATTTTTGGAACGATTCTTCCTGCTGTTTCGTTAGAAAAGTCGTTCAATGCGGATACGTTTAAACTCATTTTTTTTAGTTTTTAGTTTTAGTTTTACTTTTTAAGGGCACGAGACATTACCATCTCAAAGCGTGCTTTGTTAAATGGTTCTGCTGTTGTTTTGTTGTCTTTCGACATTTTTACTTCTGGTTCAGTTTTCATAGTAGCAGGAGCGTCCTCGATTTGTGCCATTCTGTCCTTCATCTCTGCCATTTCTTTTTTCATAGCAGTGATTTCGTCCTTGACAGCTTCGATTACAGCTTCAGCAACTTCCTCAACCATTGGCGATACTTCCATTTCGGTTTCCTCAACCTCAACATCAGCTTCTGCCATTTTTTCTACTTCAACACCTTCTACTTCACTGATTTCTTCAGCCATTTCATCCTCGGCTTCTGTTTCATTTTCAGTTTTGGTTGTGATTTCCACTACTTTACCACCTTCGGTTTTAATCATCATCCCGTTTTCTAGTTCGTGGAATCCATCTGGTGCTGAGAGTTCTTGCCCATCAGTAGTTCTAACTTTCACTTCCTTACCTACTTCTAAAACATCGCCTTCAAACAATAATGTAAAGGCACCATTGATATCTTTGATTTCGCCAAAGGTTTCATTGGTAGCCTCGTCCTGAACCTCAGTTAATGAGAAGTGTTGTTTTACCAACTCTTTTAGTTCGTTTGAAGTCATAATAAATGTTTTGTTAAATAGTTAAATATTTCTAGGACAATAGTATCAAGTGGTTGTCCATTTCCCACTTTTGTTGGATGCGCCAACTTTATTCATTATATTACATCTATGCCTTATAATAAACATAAACTTAAATATCAACGTAGTGCTAAAGGTAAAGCATCAACCAAACGATGGATTGATTCTCAACCTAAAGGTATTTATGGTATTTTCCATAATGACGATTGTTTATACATAGGTAAGAGTAATCAAATATCAAATAGATTTAGTAAACACATATCGTATCTAAAAAATCCTAACTCAGCACCTAAATCGAAACAACCATTTTACAAACATCTCCAACAATATGATTATTTAGAATATCGTATTATTAAGGAAACTACTGATTATTCGATTGAGAAGGATTATATTTCTCAGTATTCTCCTTCTTGGAATAACCACCATTCATCTCGTCGCTAAACGTTTCGTGTAGCTGGGCGTAGCATATTGCTGTTGCTTGTTTTGGTGAA